AAAATCAGTTTCTAATTATCAAAATAAGATAAGAAAATACCAAATAATACAATTCCAATTATTGATTCAATCATTTTTCATACTCCTAATTAGATCAAATAAACAACTAATTGCAATATCACAATCATAATTCTTCTGTTTAGAATATAAGCTCCCATCAATCCATTTTTTATCATCTTGTAGAATTTTATAGTCAGTTAAATTTGAATTACTATCAAACTCAAACTCTATTGAATAAAGATCGTTAATATTATGACAAGGAAAACTATCCTTAAAATTATTTATAATGTTTGGTAAAACGACAATATTAGGCATTTTGTAACCTCTCGTGTTGTAATTCAATTTCTTTGTTTGATGGTCTTAGAGTGATAGTTTCATAAAATTCTTCATAGATATTAAGTTGTAAACTATAACCAAATTTTAGATCTATTAATTGTCTTTTATTTAATTGAATAAACTCAGCAAAATCGTCCCTTGAAAATTTGTGAGTTCTTTCCCATAAATCATTAGAGTCATAACAATTCGGATTATATCCGTTAGCATAGCTTGTATAATTCATTGAAGTTGGTGTTTCGGTCTTACCTAATTTAAAAGCATTCATTAGATAAATTCCATCATCCTTCACAAGCCAAACACCGAGTTTTTTTGTGATTTTGTCTGTGTAAGGGTGTCTAAAACTTTTAGCTTGTAATGTATCACGAGCTAAATTCCTCAAGTTTTGATTAGTATAAAAATTTAAAGTCTGCATTTGATTTTTCCTTTTAATTATTATTATCGAATTAGAATAAAATTTTTACATTTTACTCAATAAAACACCCTAAAAACATTAGGGCGTTTTCTAAAGTAAAATTAAGTATTGTGTGTCTTTTGAAAATTCTCATAAATATCAGACCACAATAAATCTTGAACACTTTCCAATCTTGAAATGATCTGATTTTTTGTAAATTCTAACTCATCGTAATTTTCTTTAACAAGTGGGTATAAATCCTCTTTGTATTGCATAAATTCTTCAACTGTTTTTCTTTGCTCAACGTAGTTAAATACGTCATTGTCTAGCAATCGTTCAGCTTTATTCAATAATATTTCAAAATCACTTAATAAATGAGTTTTGATTTCATTAAAATCTTTTTTAAAGTTTTCATTTTGCATTTTTTCTCTCCAATTATTAATTAATGACCAAAAAGAGGGTTAGTTTGGTACATTGGCTTTCCGTCCCAAACATAAGCCCAAGTAAACGAATTTATAGAAACGGAATTTCTACTTCCGTTTACTCTACAAAGTTTCTCTTTGCTTACTATTCTATCACTTGGTCTAGTTCTGTCTGAGTGATAGGTTTCTTCTTCTGTGATATTTGCAACTTTTGCAATCTTAACGGAATTTTTTCCAACAACTTCAGTCACGATGTAGAAATCAACATTAGTTTGATCATAACCCCAAGAAGAACACAAAATGTCTCCAATTTTTAGAGTGTGAGGTTTTAACCTCTCTTTTTTGTATTCTTCTTTGATTTTTAAAGAGGAATTATTGTCTTCAATGGTCTTTCTTACTTTTCTCTCGAAATTCTCATAAGTCTTAAATTGATAATACCAACGACTCTTTGATGATCTATTTGTAAAACACTTAGCAACAATTCGACCATTTTCAAAATCTTTCTCATTTAAGAAAAATTGAAGATTGTTTGTGTCTTCAAATGAAGAAGTCACTTCTTTCCAATCATCGTTTAAATATCTTTTTTGATGTATTAAATCTAATTTTTCTTTTTTCATTATTTTTCTCCACTTAATATTTTTTTAGAATTTTTAACTAATTGCAATTTTTCATAATCTGCAATCGTTTTTAATGTATTGATGAAAGTTGAGTGTGTTATTTTCTCGCTTTCATATTGATATAATAAATCTTGAACGTCTAATATTAAAGAATCTTTGTTGATATTAGTTAGCTCATTTAATTTTGGTAAGTCCATTTAAAAGTCTCCTAATTAATTATTATTACATATTAAAGTATACTAAAAATATACTTATTAAAAGTAAATAATTCATTAATTAATAAATTATTTTGATCTATTATTTTTTTATTCTATTTTTAAATACATAAATAAATTTTATTAAATGGTTTCAGATGGATAATGAAATTAAAAAACGAGGCCGAGGACGGCCAAAGGGTGCAAGTCAAAGAACATTAGCTCCAATAACTATCATCACTCAAGAACTGACAAAAAGTCTTGAAATACTCAACTCACGAGGAAAAAGTTTGGCTTTTTGTTTAGCTGATGAGTTTGAGCAATCGCCTTCGAGAGTGTTAACTGCTGTCAGCCGTTATCTACCAACGAAAATTGAGCTAGACGTTAAAGAAACCAATCCTTTTCTACAGTCTTTGAGGGAAATAAACGACAGAATTGAGGGAGTTAAGACTATTGAGCATGAGGACGAGGAAGAAAACTCGAATTAGTTAATAGGTCTAATAATCCGATTAACTTCTATATAAGTCATTGATATATAAGGATATTTTTTGGCAGCTTTTCCAAGATTTTAATATGTGGGACACCCCCCACAAAAAAATATGGGGGTGGCAGTAAATTTATATTACCCCCCTCATAAGTTTTATACAGAAAATCAAACCCTTATGAAAAAATTCTGTTTGACTCTATTTGTAGCATATCGTATCTTGTATGTTATATAGGGTTTTTATGCCCTAGGGTAATATTCATATATTATTCTCCTTACATTATTATTATCAAAAAGGTGTTATCTCGATAGCACCTTTTTTTATGACCTAAAATGGCAAAACAAGAATTAAACGATGCGGCTAAGACACTTCTTGCTTTGCGAGATGACCCTGTTCTATTCGTAAGAACGTGCTTACAAGCTGAACCACAAAAATGGCAGCGAGAGGCATTAGAGGGTATCGTAAAGCATAACAGACTATCAATTCGGTCTGGTCATGCTGTTGGTAAAACTACATTTTTATCCTGGACAATATTGTGGTGGTTATGCACCCATTATCCATGCAAAATTGCAGCAACAGCTAACTCTGCATCGCAGTTAGAACAGATATTGTGGCCTGAAATTCAAAAATGGTATCAACGTATGCCACAAGGATTTCAAGACGAGTTGGAGTTTCGTTCCGATAAAATTACCTTAAAAAATGCTCCCGACAGTTTCTGCGTGAGCAGAACGAGCAGACGAGAAAATCCTGAAGCATTACAAGGTTTCCACTCCCCCAATATGTTATTTATCATCGATGAAGCATCAGGTGTTCCTGATATTATCTTTGAGGTCGCGCAAGGTGCAATGTCTACACCAGGTGCAAAGACCATTATGGTTGGTAACCCCAACCGATCTACAGGATACTTCTATGATTCGTTTGAACGAAATATAGGCAGTTGGAAGACCATGACAGTATCTTGCTTAGACGCAGACACAGTAGACCCTCAGTATGTTGAGGATATGAAACAGCAGTATGGCGAAGATTCTAATATCTATCGTGTTCGTGTACTTGGTCTTCCACCCGAAACAGACGACAATGCTATTATGGGTCGTGCCTTAGTCGAGGCAGCAATCAACAGAGATGTTGAGCCAACCCACGTTATGCCTGTTTGGGGGATTGATATTGCCCGTATGGGTTCAGACCGATGTGCGCTGTGCAAACGGACAGGAAATGTTATTACCGAACCAATCAAGCATTGGGGTGGTAAAGATCTGATGCAGACAGTCGGTATTATTATGGCAGAGTATGACAGCACCCCCTATAAAGACAGACCGAGTGAGATACTGATTGACTCGATTGGTTTGGGTGCAGGTGTTGTAGACAGATTGGTCGAATTGGACTTACCTGCGCGTGGTATAAACGTAGCAGAGAGTTCGAGTATGAGTGACCGATATATGAGGTTACGCGATGAGTTGTGGTTTAAGTGTCGTGAATGGCTTGAACAGAAAGACGTGTGTATACCCGACCAAGATGAGTTGGTTACCGAATTGACTGCAGTACAGTATGAAATCTTATCGAGTGGTAAGTTTAAGGTTGAGTCAAAAGACCAAATGAAAAAACGTGGAATGAGAAGTCCTGACGTAGCTGATGCGTTAATGTTGACGTTTGCAGGATTGGCAGTTCGTGCATCAGGTAGTGGTGCAGGATATAAGTTTAACCAAAAGTTAGACTATGGTAATAGTGGGTGGATTGTATGAACGATAACATTATCAGCTTTCCAACCCCCGAAGAATTAGACATAAACGATGAGCAATTTTGGGAGCAATGTTCCGAGATTTACCATATGTTTGCGAATATGTCGCTTTCGTTGATGCGTATGGAAATTGCTGACGGCCATGAAGTTGCAGGAGCTTTGTGTGTCGTAGCATTAAGTATTCTAAAAGGGCAGGGTATGTCGGCAGACGAAATAAAAGAATTTGCTGATATGATTTTTGACAAGAGTTAAAAACCACCTACTAATAGAAGAACACGCATTTTATATTTTTGAAAATAGCTTTTAAATGTAGGTGGTAGTATGGCTAAGGTTAAAGAAGTTAAACTGCATGAGAAGACTATTAAGGGTACATCTCAAGGTAGGAATCCTATCAAGTCTACAATGAACAAGGCAAAAAGACGTAGTTTTAAGAAATATCGAGGACAAGGTAAGTAATGGCAAAAGACCCAAGATTATCACGAATAGGTGTTGATGGTTTTAACAAACCGAAACGAACTCCTAGTCACCCAACGAAGTCGCACGTTGTGGTGGCTAAAGAGGGCGATAAAGTCAAGACTATTCGTTTTGGTCAACAAGGTGTTAGTGGTGCAGGAAAAAATCCAAAGACGGCTAGTGAGAAAGCAAGGCGCAAGTCGTTCAAGGCACGACACGCAAGTAATATCGCTAAAGGTAAAATGTCGGCAGCATATTGGGCGAACAGAGTAAAGTGGTAATATGTCGCAAAGGGATAAGAGGACGATTGAGGGGATTGTTGCTGAATTAGAAGTTCAAATACAATTCACGAAAGACCCCAACCTCTTAGTATTCGTACCCCTTATGGGATTAGGATTAGTTGACATAGTAACCTTGAATAGAAAAACAGGCGAATTTAAAGCATACGATGTCAAGGCGCGTAGCATTAGAAAATCTGATTACTTGGCAAAAGATGGTAGTCTTAGAAGACTAAAAGGCAAGACCATATTAAGACCTCGTAGTGAGGAACAAAAACGTCTCGGTGTCGAGATTATTTATCCAATAGAAAGGCAAGACCATGAAAATGTATCAAAAAAGAACACAGATGAATAGACGTAGAGGTTCAGGTTCTACATCCGATTATGAAGCAAAACTAATGAGAAGAAAACCAAGACCATTAGCATCAAAAGGTTCTGCAGCACCAAGAAGAAGAATGAATGTTGCTACAGGTGCATATTCTGACCAAGAGTTAAAGTTCTTTAAATAATGCCGTACAGTAAATACAGTCCTGCACAGAAACGTCTTGCTGCTGTTGCAGGAGATCGTAAAAAGATAACTGCTGCTGACTTGAAAGCTATAAAGAAGAAGACAAAGAAAAAAGGTAAGTAAATGCCAAAGATGGACGATAAGACATTTCAGTCTCTTATAAACGACTATATGATTGATGCTGTCAACTATTATGACACAGAATATTCTATGGATAGAGCAGAGACTCTTGATTACTATTTAGGTGAACCATTTGGTAATGAAGTAGAAAACAGATCACAAGTGGTCGCTACAGAAGTGTCTGATACAATCGAATATATTATGCCACAGTTGATGAAAGTGTTTCAATCATCTGACCATTTCGCACGATTTATTGCGCGTGAGGCAGAAGATGTGAAAGCTGCAGAACAGGCTACTGATTTAGTGAACTATGTTATCAATAATGATAATAATGGGTTCGTTAATATCTATAATTGGTTTAAAGATGCCTTATTGTTCAAGATTGGTGTTTTAAAGACATTTTGGGAAGAAAACATACAGGTTGTTGAAGAAAGCTATCAGAACCTAACAGAAGACGAATTAACTATTCTATTGGACGACCCTGATGTTGAGGTCGTATCACAATCCATCAACGAAGTTGGTGTTCTACAAGATGATATGTCCGATGATATTTCCGAAGATGAGGAATTAGACGAAGACGATATTGTCGAGATTGCCGAAGATGCACTAGACACAGAAAACCAAATTCCTCTGATGACTACCTATGACGTTGATATTAAGAGGAAGAAGAATAGTGGCCGTGTAAAGATTATGAATGTACCACCTGAAGAATTTCTCTTTTCAAGACGTTCTGTCTCTCTTGAAACTGCCGACTTCGTTGCTCATAGGTCAAGTATGAAAGTAGGCGACTTAGTGGATTTAGGATATGATTATGATACTGTATTGGCTCACTCCGGGTATAACGAAATTGATAACGAAGCTGAAGTCCAACAAAGATTCCAAGATGTAGAATCAGGCACAAGGAGCAATAGCAGTAATGACCCTACCATGCACGAATGTTTGGTTACAGAGATGTATGTGCGTTCTGATTATAATGGCGATGGCATACCTGAGCTAAGACGTGTACTAGCGATTGGCGAGGGCAACTTTATATTAGAAAATGATGCCTTTGACCATATCCCATTCTGCATTTTATCACCGATATTAATGCCACACAGAATGGTTGGTCGTTCTGTTGCAGAAATGGTTAAAGACTTACAATTAATCAAGTCTACAATCCTTAGACAGCTATTAGACAATATGTATTTGACTAATAATAGCCGTGTTGGTGTGGTAGAGGGTCAAGTAAACTTAGAAGACTTGCTATCATCAAGACCTGGTAATATTGTTAGAATGAGAGCTCCTGGCATGGTGCAACCACTAGCTGTTCCACAAATCGGTGCAGCAGGATTTAATATGCTTGAGTATATTGACCAAGTAAGAGACCAACGTACAGGATTCTCTAAAGCATCACTAGGCATTGACCCTAAAGCATTACAGTCTACAACAGCTGCTGCAGTACAAAGTACAATACAAGGTGCGCAGTTAAAAACAGAAATGATTGCGCGTGTGTTTGCTGAAACAGGGTGCAGAGATTTAGCTAAGATTGTTTTACTTCTTTGTCAAAAACATATGGATAAAGCTCGTGTTATCCGTATTCGTAATGAGTATGTACCTGTTGACCCTCGTGGTTGGGATAACGAATTTGATGTATCTGTTGAAGTCGGACTTGGTAATGGTAAGGAAGATGAGAAACTACAGATGCTGTTACAAGTAGCAAGTAAGCAAGAACAGTTGATTGGACAACTTGGTATGAACAACCCTGTCGTTAAACCAAGTCAGTATGTCAACACACTAAACAAGATTATCGAGATGGCAGGATTTAAAGACACATC